CAGGTCGTAACTTAGCATATTCTTCTCTAAATTTAACTACAATTTCATCTCTTATATGTATTGGGTCTATCTCCTTAGCTATTGTATGTACTTTGCCCCATGGCAGAGCAAAATGGGGTTTTATAGGAGGGGTAGGACTATTACCTTGTCCATTTCTTTCATATAATTCTTGAGCTTGTTTATAGTTGTTCCATAAAGTATCATATCTATCTCTCTCTTTTTTAAATTCTGCATATTGAGCATCGTTCAAATATTTTAAATTATCTTTAGGTTTAAATGTTGTTAAATCAATTAATTGAGAATATATGGGTTTTCTTATTTCTGCTAATTTATTTTCATAAAAATCAAAATACTTATCAATAGGGTCATCAAGAAGAGTAAGTTTTTTATCTTCTACATTTTCTACAACACCAGAGTCGGGATTAAAGCAATCATCTATATCTTTAATAGTTAATTTATAATCATTATATATTTTCAACGCTTGAGAAATCCAATTTGGAGGATTTGGTTTTTTAAGGACATTTATAAAATATTTAATAGGCGTTTCACCATTTGCCATCTTATTGTTTTCTAAAAAGTTTATAAACCAATAGCCTTCAATATTGTATACGCCTTCCTTTATAGCTCTCATTCGCTCAGGATATTTTAATCTAGACATATAATCTTTTTCAAAAAAAGCATCCTCTAAATCTTCTCTAAAATGCTTAATTAAATCTTTAATTAAAACCAAATTTGAATTGCTTTGTCTGACAGACCTGTGTTGCCAAATAGGCACTACTTTTAATTCACTATTAAAACGATTTCTTAATAACTCCATCTCTGTCTCTAGAACGGTATCTGTATCAACAGTATCTTCTAATTTTTCCGTTAGTAATTCGCATATCGCTAACATATTATCTCTGAATCTATATAAATTTTTGTAAAGTTGAGGATAATATTCTTTAACACATGCATAATATATTAAATCAATGTCTCCAAATAAATAATGATTTTTGGGAAAAAGACTACGTGTAACTTCGTAATCATCTTCAAAAGTATTTTTTTTCATAATTGTATAGGCCTTTACATATATATTATAGTATTCATTACTCATAGCGGACATCGGTGTTCCTTTAATAGGATGAATTTCAGGGTCTTTAAACCATCTTTCAACATCTTCAACTGTTTTGAAGGTCAATACTTTTGAGCTTCTTACTGGTCCAGATGCAGCGCCTGCTTCGGTTTCATCTACTAAGTCTGCGGTTGTTATAAATGCACTATCTGGAACTCCAGTAAAATCATAATCCGCAAACTTATCAGTATTATTCTTTATCCATCGTAAAATCATATTATAAGTACCTTCTTCTGTTGCAGTAATAATCTGTATTTTAGAACTATTTAATAATCCAGGAATCTTACCGTCATCAGATTTATATACCTTTATTTCATTTAACCAAGAAATAATCTTACCCTTATCTTTAATATATAATTTATCAAGAGATTTATATAAATCTTTTTCTTTCTTTGAAACAGATGCCATTCTATATTAATACAATATTAAATAATATATAATGAATATATTATATTTAATCTAGTTTAACATTTGATATACCATAATGTATAAGATTGTATTATAGAAATAAAAAAAAGATTAAAAAGTATAATTATTGACTTCATTAGCATAATGTTTAAATCTGTTTATTAACTCTTCTTTTGTTATTAAGGTTTTATCGCTATTAGAAACATTAAGCCAATTATTTAAACTTTGAAATCTGTTAAAGTGTATTTGAGGTTTTATATATATATATTGATTAGTTGTTCCCTGTCTTCTTATGTTATATGGCGGTAAATAGTTGTATAATAAACGGCCTTCATTAAATAATTTATATATTCTAAATAACATAGTATTTGATGTTAAATCTGTTGAACCTGTAGCGAAAGTACCAGAAACTTCAATATCTGCGGGGATATGACATATTTCATATACAATATAATTTGTTCCTGCTATCATACGAGATAGATATATGTGATTAAAGTTTAGTATTCTTGTACTACCATAAGAAGGATTATAACCATAATCACTAATATTGACATCTATTGTATTATATTTTAATTCTAATTTTGTATCATTTGCATGTTTCATGAATACAGGTACTTCTATTTTTGGATTTATTATTCTCATTACTTTCATAAGTTCTTCTATGTTTTCCTCTGTATATTTTGCCTTTGTCACAGGATTTATAAAAGGTTCTTTTGAGTTTATACATTGTATTAGATAATTATAGAGTTTAGGAGCATATATACATTCAGTTCTGTAATTCTTTTTATTCCGAGTATATACTTTCATTCTCGCCATAAGTTGTAGTTTAGAAAGAGGATAGTTCTCATCATCCAATTCTTCATTTGTTAATATATCTATGCTCTCACTACATTTATCGGCAAGACCCGTGTGGTCGTAAAGAATGTTATTTACGATATCTTCTCTCGTCATAGAAAGCAATTCATTATCTTCTTTTGATAATTTTTCAGAACTAGAAGAAGATTTTCCAATATGTTTCTTCAATGCTTTATAAGACATATTTTTTACCCTGTTATATTCATCTATAATAGGAAGAACTTTGGCGTATTCTTCTTTAAATTTAACTACTATTTCGTCTTTTATATGTATTGGGTCTATCTCCTTAGCAATAGTATGCACTTTGCCCCATGGAAGAGTTATTACAGGTTTTTCAGGAGGTTTTGGAGAACTGCCTTCTTTAGTAGTTTCATATAATGTTTGTCTATCGCTATATCTTTTCCAAGCAGTATCATATTTAACTCTTTCTTTTTTAAAGTCTTTGTATTGCTCATCATTTAAATACTTTAAATTTTCCTTAGGTTTAAAGGTTGTCAAATCTATTAACTGTGAATATATGGGTTTTCTTAATTCCGCCAATTGTTTTTCATAAACTTCAAAATATTTATCAAGAGGGTCATCAATATATGTAAGTTTTTTATATCCAAAGTTTTCTATAATGCCTGAATCGGGATTAAAACAATCATCTATATCATCTATAACAGCCTTGTAATTATTATATATATCTAATGCGGCAGTCCAAGCGTTATCCGAATCTAATTCATCTTTATTTTCTATTAAATACTCTAGGACAGTTTTCCCCGTAGCCATTTTCTTGCATTCTAAAAAGTCTATAAACCAATAGCCTTTTAAATTGATAAGTTTTATATTTTTAATTATTTCTTGATAATCATATGTAGATATATAATTTGTATCAAAAAAAGAGTTAATAATATCATAAGTATAATCATTAATTAAATCACTTATTGTTTCCATATTTGATTGTGCATATCTTCTACCATATCCATCATTAAAACGATTTTTTAATATTTCTATCTCTGTATCTAGAACGGTGTCCTCATTCTCAAAAAACTCCATTTTTTCTGTAAGTAATTCGTATAAAATAGATCCAGTTGTGTTATTATACTTATAGTTTTTTAAATATGTTGAAGGATCATTCTTTTCTACACAGGTATAATAAATTAAATCTATGTCTCCGAACAATAAATGATTTTTAGGGAAAAGACCTTTTATTTCTTCTTCTGAAAAGGTGCCGTTCTTTTTCATAATTTTATAGGCGCTTACATATATATCATAATATGCCTTGCTCATCGCAGGCATCTCGCTACCATTTATAGGATGTATTTCAGGGTCTTTAGACCATCTTTTAATATCTTCAACATTTTCAAAAGTTTTATTTGTTAATTCAACAAGTTCAAATATGCAAGGGTTTGCTGATATGTCAACCCAATTTATTTTATCACGATATTTTTTCAATAATCCAATAGCGGAAGGATTTTTTGATAAAAACTTAAATTTGATTTTATCTTCATTTTCTTGCAATAGTTCAATAGCATTTGGGTTCAAAGATAAAAATATCCAATTTATATTTTCAGGATATTTTCTTAATAATTCAATAGCGGAAGGATTTTTTGATAACTCGCGCCAATTTATTTTACCGGGATTTGCTTTTAATATATCAATTGCCGCCGGATTTGCTGATAAGTAATCCCAGTCTATATCATCAAAATTTGCTTTTAACATCTCAATCGCGACAGGATTTGTATTTTGTGATAAAAATTCCCACTCTATATTATCTTGATTTGCCTTTAGTATTTCAATTGCATTTGGATTTGCTGATAATTTATACCAATCTATTTTATATCTTTTAGATAAATCTTCTAATTCGCTTTCCGACAATTTTTCTTCAGCATCAACTGCGTCTTTCAATAATTCAATTGCATTTGTATTAGCTGATAACATATTAAAATTTATTTCCTTTGGGTTTAAATTTAATAATTCAACAGCAGACGGATTTGCGGATAAGTGTCCCCAATCTAATTTTTTTGAATCTGGCAAATCATATAGTTCACTTTGATTCATATTTTTTTCTTCTGTAAATTTTTCTCTCAATAATTCAATAGCATTTGGATTCTGTGATAAATAATTCCATTCTATCATATCACGATTTTTTTTTAAAAACTCAATGGCATTAGGATTTTTTAATAACTCTTTTTTTTTCAAATTATCTATATGTATCCAATTTCTTAATTGATATTTACGGACAACATTAGAACTATCTAAAGATACAAATGTACTATCTGGAACGCCTGTAAAATCATAATCTGCAAACTTATCGCGATTATCTTTAATCCATTGTAATATTAAATTATATACTTCTCCTTCTATTTTGATTTTGGTAAGAGATTTCAAAAACAAACCAGGTATTTTTCCATCTTTCTGATTTTCAGGTTTTTTAATTTCATCCAACCATTTAATAATTTTATTATTATCTTGCAAGTATAATTCTTCCAAAGATTTATTAATTTTTTCTTGATTCAATGAAGTCATATATTAAAAATACAAATCTAATATATTAATATATTATAATATGTAATATGCTTATCTTACAATCAGAAGATATTCCAATAAAAAAAATTATTAAGTTCTGGTCATAACTCTTTTGTATTTAGGCGTAGATTTAGGTGTGGATTTAGGTGTGGATTTAGGTGTGGATTTGTGTGCGGATTTAGGTGTGGATTTAGGTGCGGATTTAGGCGTGGATTTATGCGTGGATTTATGCGTGGATTTAGGCGCGGATTTAGGCGTGGATTTAGGCGTGGATTTAGGTGTGGATTTGTGTGTGGATTTGTGTGTGGATTTAGGCGTGGATTTAGGAGCGGATTTATATGCGATTTTAAAAATTGATTTGCGAACTGGTATGAGTTTTATTCTTACTATGTTTAATATACCATTTTTTTCATCATCATAATATTCTAATCTCGAAGAAAAATCTGTATTTAAATCTTCACTATTACTTGGTTTAGGCAACACAAATCTTTTTCCTTTACTCATTTATTCTATTATAATAGAACATATTAATTGATAATCTATTATAACTATATTAAGTATATTATTATTTTCATCATCGTAATATATTAACCTTAAAGAAAATATCGGGTCTATGTTATTATTAAAGAAAAAAATGAAAAAATAACACTAGTTGATATGCTGTGTTATTAATTCACTATTTTATATAATTTACTGGTTATTATTAAAATCCTTCCAGTCCTTATTAACAGTTCTACGATTCTTCAATGAATAACGGGTGTCCCTACTGCGCACAAGAAGGGCGCGACTATTATTCTGCACTTGAATTTCATCATTAAAGTCGTTATTCTTCTTAGTCTTTTGCTTAGACAACTTAATATTGAGCAAATTTACATCATAATCATCGTCGTTGAAATCCATAGAATACTCATCGGTATTGACCTCATAGTTGATAGAGCGAGCGTTGTTCTTAGACATTTGTATAATATTTTATTTACAAAAGGTAATCAATTTTTATTTTTTTTTAAAAAATATAGAACATTTTATGATTACAATAAACTAAAATTATTAAATTTTAAATTTTATTTGTTTTTTTCCATCATATTCCATTTTTTCCAATAGCATTTTAATATTATATTTTTCACTTATGCAGTGATTTATGATTATTTCAAGAGTATCTGAAGCACTTTTATGTGGTAACTGGATACCAAAATTTTCTAAACATTCTCTAAATGTTTCTTTTTTATGAAATTCTCTCATATTATTATTCTTAATTATTTCATACTCTATAATTTTATAGTGATAATACATTTCTGGACTTTTTTTAATATTGTCCAACATTTGTTCTCCACTAATATAATCATCTGTTTCGGAATATTCATAAATATCAGATTTATCTAAATCATCAACATTTTCTAGAGTACTCAAATTATCGCATAAAGTATTGTCAGATTCTTGTTTTTTTCTTTCTAGAATTAACATTATAGAAATTAATAAACAATAGAAAATTAACATTGTAATTAAAATGCTATAAAATACCATTAATATTATAAAAATATCATTTAATATGTAGCAATTTGGAGTATTAGTCATTGTAATAATAAAAAAATAAAAAATAAGAATCATTTTTTATGGTAATCCTCCACGAAGACGCAAAACAAGATGCAACGTTGACTCTTTTTGAATATTATAATCTGCTAATGTCCTCCCTTCTTCTAGTTGTTTTCCAGCAAAAATTAAACGTTGCTGGTCTGGAGGGATACCTTCTTTATCTTGAATTTTACTTTTAATCATATCAATTGTATCAGAAGACTCTACTTCTAATGTTATAGTTTTACCCGTTAATGTCTTAACAAAAATTTGCATTATCCTTGTGATATTATAACATAATATATATTTATATATATTTTATATTATAGAAAAAATGATGTTGCATTGTGTAACATATTTAATATATAAATAATATAGGATGACGTTTAGCGATATATCTTCTTTTGAGAAAACAGAGGATTATTTGCCAATTTTAACAGCGATAATTATTGTTGATGTTATAGGTATTATTTTATCATATGCAAATATTATATCAAGCGATTTCTTAAGAATATGGTATAAAAAATTTCAATTATCTGCTGTATTAGCGGATGTACTCATAATATTTATAGTTTTTATTATTGCGAGATATATATATAATTATATTTTTGAGGAGTATTCCATAATAAATTTTATAATTTTGATGTTGATTTTACAAATAACTCACGATATATTATTTTACTTAATGATAACATCTATTAAAAAAGGTTCAAATAAAATGATAGACGTATTTAAAGATTATGCCGACGAAATGTCATATTATGCAATTATCGGAGATAGTATAATGATTATTGCTTCTGTACTTATTGCTTCCTATCTAGCATCTTTAGATGTTAATACTAATATAATTATATTAATAGTAATTTTATATTTATTGCAATTTATCCTATATAATTATTAAATGAATAAAAATAATTTATGTTAATAATTTCTTTTTATTAATTTCATTTGGATTCCAAGAAATATATATCATATTTGTATTCGGTTCAGGAAGTATTTGTACAAAAAAACCATTATTTCTTAGCGAATCTACAACATATTTTATACAATCTTCTATTTTATATAATGGTTTCCCGTATATATAATATGGTATTTCGTAAAATATATTCATACCACCTATTGTAGCAGTGTTCTTTATTTTTTTATGACATATATTAATAATATTATCAAAGGTAATATATTTAGAGAACTCTCTTTTATCTTTTAATGTATATAATTCGGCCAATGATATCTTAGGAGGCATTTGTTTATAATATTTATATATATAAAAATTATAATTCTTTTATCTTATTATTATCTAATTCATATTGTGATAATACATAATGTTTTTGTTTATTTATTGTTGTAATACTTGTTATTACATCCTTGTAAAATCCTTTTCTATATATGCTATTTATCATATCTTGATCTATTGCGTAATTATAATATTTCAAATCTGCCATTCTTAAAATATTACCTAAATCTCGCACATCTCCTTGACCATTATTATGTTTAGATGTATTAATATTAAAATATGGATTTTTTGCTCTGTAGTCTTTATCAGTGGTTTCTTCAATAATTGTAGGGTTAATATAAAAGGGCGATTTATTATTTTTCATTGTAGCGGAATAAATATCAGTTCCGTACATTGTTTCAACTTTATTCTCAAAAATTAACATACCATTTATATATAATCTACAAACAGCGCGATTTTTAGTTAAAATATTATTATTATCAGCAACCTCCTTTATTACTATTGTAACCATAAACCATTTGTTATTAAATGTAATATCATATATACCTAACATATTTTTATTTTTTTCATTCCATTCTAATTCTGACCCTCTATATTCGCATTTTTTATACATAGAATTATTTTGATAAGAATCAGGAGATAAAATATTATTATAATCTATCGCTAAACTGGTGCCATCGTGTTTTATTCTAACTAATGGATTTTTTGTAATTAAATTTATATAATTATTGCCACCTTGCATTTTGTATTGACAATTATAATTATTTTTGTTATAATAAATTGCTTTCTCTCCCTTGTAAAATAATATAATATCTTTTTTATTAATATCTGCTGTATCAGTTTCTTTTAAGTTATTCAATCCATTTTGGTCAACATATAACCAAAAATTATAACTATATTCCGCACCACCTTGTTGATTTATAGAAGGAGATATATCTCTGTAATACATATGTGATTTATTTATAGTATTAAATTTTACTTCAGGTAAACTAAAATCATATATGCCATTTATTATTTCTGTTTCTTTTCTAATATCATTGTTACCTTTGAACATGTGGCGAAGTTCTATTAAATATATATTATATGCGACATATCCCATCAATAATAATATTATTAAAGATATTATAATTTGTGTAATAGGGTGATACTCCATTTTTAAAATTTTTTAACTATCTAATTTAAATATGGAAATAAAAATACAATAAATTTATATAATATATAATTATTAATAATATACAACTGGATCACTACTATTTAGTTTATATATAGGATTTCTTATTCCATATGCGGTTAATCCAATTGAAGATAAACCTCCTTTAATTGGTCCTTGCGAATACTCTTTATATATATCGTTTCTGTTCAAATCAAAGTTAAATATAGTAAATCTACTTAAAAGACCGGAAAATCCTAGAGGAATATTAGCATCTATAGGAGTTTCTAAACCACCGACATATAGAGTACCAGTATGTTGTAAATTTAATTTACCAACATTTATTTGTATATTTGGATCTCCTTCTATTTCTTTTATATTTTTATTATTTAATGTTTCAACAAAATTTCCATCTATGTATGTTGTTACACTTCCTCCACCATTATCATTTAATACAACTGCAACATGAACCCATCTTTGTATAGGAACATATTTTATATTAATTCCGCACATTATTTTGGTATTTGATTCTGTAAAAGTATTAAATGTTCCACTACCTAGGTCAAGTGGAGTTTCGTTATTAGTACCAAATCTAAAGTCTAATGAATTATTCTTTCTATTTAATCTAATGCACAATGATGATTTATGAATATCAGATGGTTTGTTCGTTTTTTCAGTTATAGTTGCGAAATGTCTATAATCACCTCCTTGTAATGCATTAATATCTAAAATGTATATCCAGAAACAATAAGTTCTCTTATTACCATTACCGCTATCTAATACATCACTATAAGGTAATTTAGTATGTTTTGAGCATAATACGGGTGTTTCTGTTCCTGCTATTAATATTTTTTTCTGATATATTATATTGTCAACTATAATATAATATATTATATAACATACTATTGCGGCAAGTACTAATAGAATTATTATAAAGTATATAGAACTTGAACTATTAGTAACTGTATCCATCATAACTTCTTTTGCATTTTGCATAGTCATATTATTTACAGCGGATGAAACTATTTGCGAACTAGTGTTAAAAGCTTCGGACCCTTTATTTACAACAGGATTATTTACTATACCTTCCTTGGTACTCGCTACATATTCTTCAATAGATTTGCTTATATTTTCCATCATACCTTTATTTTCTTGTGGGGATCCTATGTTATTCATATTTTTTTGATTATCTAATTAAAGGAGATAAATTTTCTATTGCATAAATTAATATGATAATTTTGAATTTGATATAAAGGAAATTTATTATATTTGTAATTTTGCTTTATATTTTTTTTTTGTAAAGATAAATATGTCAATATTTTGGTAAATTTTCCCAAATTTGGAGAAGCACCCTTTTTATATTTAAATAATGATAACTGATATATACAATATGCGAAAATAGAAACACATATTTCATTATTATTTTTATACATATAATAATCGTATAAACACATGATATCTATGAATTGTTTGTAATACTCTATTTTATTTTTTAGCGATATATTGCGATTATTTAATTCTATTATAATATTTTCATGAAATTTAAGGGGTACTACCCATTGTTCCTTATTAATAATTCTTACAACCTTATTTCTATTAAAATTATTTAAATATAATATATTTACATCAATATCATCATCAACTTCATCGTCATAAATAGGTTCTTCTTTATTTTTATCGATATTGCTAAATAACTTATTTAAATTACCCTTTGATATTTCATATAAATTATCTATATTTTTTTTTGATATTTTCTTGGTATTAGAAGATGATATAGATAAATTAGAAAAATAACTATATATATCTTCTTTTGTCGGAATGCTCAAATTATATATTTTACATACTTTTTTAATATCGCCAATTTTTTTAATTATTTCCTCATTCGCTAGACATATTATAGGTATATTTTTTATTTTATTATCAACTAATATTTTTAAAAGTGTTGCATTAATTGTTTTATCCGCCATATATATACAATCAAAGTTATCAATTATTATTACTTTTTTTCTAATATTGTTCGTTAACTGCTGTACAAGTGAAGACGTGGTACTCTTAAATATTATGTCATTTAATTCAGCGGAATTATAGCAATTATTATTACTTATATTTATAATTTCATAGTTTATAATTGAACAAATTTTATTTATTGAATATGTCTTACCTATACATGTCTTTCCAGTTACTATAATGCAACTATCTTTAGATATTTTTAAATTATAATTAAACGTTTTTAACCAAATCAATATTTCTCCGTATATTATTTTATTACCACACAGCATATTTATAATTTTATTATCATATTCAGTTAGTAATTCCATTATATTATGTATATTATGTATTATGTATATTATATATTATTTATTATGTATTATGTATATATACATTCTATAATCAATGTAAATACAAATAATAATAATGCTAATATAGGTAAAACCAATATTACAGGAACAATAGTAGTTTCTTCATTTATATAATAACCAAAATTTTTCATTTCTCCCTCTGAATTAAACATAATTTCAGGTTTAATTATAAATATCAATATAACTATCATTAAATATATAGAAATACTTATAATTTTTCTTGAAAACATTCTTTATCTACTACTTTAATAAGGAAAGAAAAAAATGAATAATATGTCACTAGTTATTATATTTATATTAATTTCAATAATTATATTATATTTACTATATTTGTTAAGATATAAGTACGAATATTTTTTAAATAGCGATGATAATTATACATATATTAATGATAATATTTTAAATATTAGCGAAAAAAATAAACAAGAAATTACTAGTACTAAATTGGTAAATATAATTAATTATATTAAGGAAAATAACGAATTACCGAAAGAAATTATATCTGCAAGAACAGACAAATTTAAATTACTTATAGATCCGTATATTTCAAAATACATATTTAACAATGGTATTATTATAAAGTCTAATGCCGTTTATAAAGAAGGTATCTTTGTATGTTTAAGTCATCTAAGAATTGGTGCTGAAAAATGTATTTGGGATTTTAATGGAAATACAATTGCATATATTTATATGAGCGATTATTTATTCATTCAAGCAATTATAAAAGCATATCGGCAAGATATTAAAAGAATTAGATTACAAAAAATTAAATTAGAAGATTTAAAGTTAGTGGAAAAACAATTTGATTATCTTTTTACATATGCTGTTATTGATAGTGAATATATGAATACATTAAAATATTCAAGATATTATATTAACGGATTAAAGGATTTTGATTACTATAGATTAAAATTATTTTATCCTGTAATAGAATATAATTACAACACTATCAGATACTATTTTAATAAAAATGACGATAATACTATGTATAATATATTTTTAAGCAATGATAAAGTATTAATACCAATTATGAGATATGATATTATCCAAAATATTAATAATAGTAATATAATAGAGAATTTTATTACGAGATTAGAATTACCAAAAGATTATTTAGAATATGGTGATAGAAATTATGATAATGAAAGAGAAGGTATAAATAGTATTCTAACTAAAGGCGTATATGCTTGTTATGGTAATAATAATATAAAAAATAAATTTGAATGCGATTCTTATTATACTAAAGAAGGTAAAGAAAAAAACTATTATAGTATTTGGGATAAAAAATGTTCTACAAATGATGAATGTCCTTATTATAAGGCAAATACAAAATATAGTAATAATAGGGGAGGATGTATAAACGGATATTGTGAATTGCCTGTAGGAGTTAAAAGAATTGGATTTACAAAATATAGTGATATAGAATATAATCAACCTTTTTGTTACGAATGTACTGATACAACTGATTTAAATTGTTGTGCAAAAATTGCTAATATTAAAGAATTTACTAAAAATAACAATTATAAAAACGATTATGTTTTTGAAAATGATACTGATGATAGAAGAAAAAACAATTTAAATACAATAATTTCCTTATTAGATTATAGAAACCTATAATATGATTTATAATTATCAGAATTTGCGTTATTATAAAATTTATAAGAATATTATAAATTATATAAAAAAATATATATTTGCTAATAATTATTATATATACTATTTATTTTCAATATTAATATCTATTTCTTCTATCATAATTGCTACTATATATATTATAAAATTTGTAGGAAATATAAATGAAAAAATTAAATAATTAGAATAAACCCTTATTTTTATATTCCATAAAATTATAAAATTATAAAATTATAGAAAGAAATATGAAATTTAATATTAAAAAATTACCGCGCGCTATTAAAGAATCGCTTTATACATATGATTCAATATACTTTATAATTTCATATGTATTATTTATATTTATGATAATTATTTATTTCTATAAACTTATAATGAATATATGATAAAATAATTAAATACAATAATTTCCTTATTAGATTATAGAAGCATATAAATATGAATTATAGTAATATAATATTATTATATAATGTATTATCAATAGTTTTGATAATTATTATATTTTTTATAGTAACTAAGAGGTATTTAAGAGATAAGGAAAAAAATATAGAAAAATTCAATATGAATAGTAGTAATATCAATTATGATAATCGTTTTAAATATATGCCTTCTAATGCGCGTATTATGTATGAAAATACTGGAGAATATCCGTGGAATAGGCATATTATAAATTCTAGCATACCTTATGATGTTAATGTTAAAAAAGAGGCAGTTAATGTATATTACTATGAATATGACAATTATACTTATAATGAAAAATTAAAACAAGCATTTAATAATAATTGTAACGAATTAATAATAGCAGTTGAAGGCAATAATTGGAGCAAATGGAAGAATCCAAAGGTTGAAAAGAATAATGATAAAATAAATTTATTATTAAATCACTATAATAAGATATACAAGTTCATATATGAAAAAATAAACACAAATATTATGGATCTTCCAGGTAAAGATGCAAAACAAAAAATACAAATAGTTCACGATTTAATGTTGAGATATAGATATCATAATGATTATCCAGAATACTATATGTATGATATAGATTTAATATTATATAGAGTCGGAAAATTTCAAGGTAAACACGTAAAAGCAATTGCAATTACAAATGGTAAATTAGTAAATATCATATTAATCAAGATAATAGGTGTAATATCAGAAGATAATATAGTATTATTCCCTTTTAAAGGATATGATATTAAAAATAATAATGATTTTATTCAATATATTCCTATGAAATACGGCACTGTAGAAAACGAAAGAACAAATAGTGCTAAATATACATTTTATGTTAATGATATATATATTGATAAAGAATTAGAAAATATAATGTTTAAAAAATTACTAGAAGATAATATACCAGAAGACATAGATTTAAGTAATAATAATTATGAACCGACGAAAGAAGAATTGGCACGCAGTAAAAGAAATAAATGTACATTTTAATTATATATATCTTTGCGGATAAGCATAGATTTTATTATATTGATATGGAGGGATAGTATACGTTATTTTAGTATTTATTTTAGATTTTTTTTCTTCATAATCTACTAAATCAGTATAATAGAGTAAATATTTTATAATACTTTTCATTATATATTATAGTATATTTTATATTTATATAATAGATTCATTATGGATAATACAGATATTGAAAAATCATTAAAAATTATTCAAGCAAATATTAGGAGAAAAATTTTTACAAAAAGAAAGAGTTCTGTTAGCACAAGATCTTCTAGGAGTAAAGGTTCTTCGGTTAGCACAAGATCTTCTAGGAGTAAAGGTTCTTCGGTTAGCATAAGATCTTCTAGGAGTAAAGGTTCTTCGGTTAGCACAAGATCTTCTAGGAGCGAAAGATCTTCAAAATCTGTCTTTTTAAATGACATTGTTGAAGATGATAAAAAATTTAAAAATGTAAATAAAATATCTAAATTTTTAAAAAGCAAATTAATTGTTAATAAATATACACTTGATAATAGAGTATATTTTTTAAATTATATTAAAAATAATTTAAGGGAAGTAAGAGACGATGATTGTTTAGAAAAAAAGCAATTTAATGATAGCGATGGATATACAATACGCAATATAATAAATTTAGAAAAAATAATAAGTAAAGATAATTTTAATGGCGAAATTTATAAAACATCTGTTAAAAATTCTCTAGGAGTTTTTCCAATTGCAACAAAAGTAATGAAGACAAATGCTAGCAATTTGTTTGAAATAAGTTTAATGAATAAAATTACAGATGAAATAATTATGAAAAAAATATCAAAACATTTTTTAATTATATATAGAAGTTGTCTATGTAAAAAGGAAGGAATAAGCGAAAAATCTAGTTTAATTTCGGTAAATGAAATAGCAAATGGAGATTTAGCATCTTTATTAAATAATCCCGAAATAATATCAGACAATGAATTATTATATAATATACTATTTCAGACATTTATATCTATAGCGACCTTTCATAATCTATTATCAAATGTACATAATGATTGTCACGGCGGTAATTTTTTATGGCATTATAATAATGAAAAAGGGTACTATCATTATATTTTTAATGGAATGAATATATATCTGAAGGCATGTAAATATAATATAATGATTTATGATTTTGGATTAGTTGAAAAAATAAATAAAAATAATTCTATGAAAGTTATTAAAGATTATTGTGAAATAATACCTACATTTTTAAATGAAAATTATGACTCTGATGAAAATGAATATTCTCCTGATGATGATTTTAAAATGGAGATGAACGACATTATGATACTTTTAATGAATATTTTAAATACTATTAAAAAAAATACGAAGACAAGTACCAAAGAGTCTCCTACATCACAAGGATCTTCAAAAACAAAAATACAAGAAAATGTTTTTAATATATTATTTGAAAATGTGTTTATGAAAAATAAAGGCAATATATTAAAAACCGAAGCAAATAAATCAATGAATATTATAAATAGTCTTCCATATTATATAAATAATACATAATATATACTATACATTAAATGAAATTAGTAAAAAGATATATAGAATTAATAGAATCTGATAAGAAATATAGCATAGCAGGATTAATTTTCGGATGCACAGGTTCATATTATAGTGTATATGCAAATGAACATATGGGAAAAATAATGTTAGGAGATTTTTCTAAAGAAAGGTTATTACTTTTATTGTATACAAATGTTTTGGCGATGGTTGCGTGTTCTCTTAGAGGAGCGTGCTTTACATATTCTGGAAATTGTATGAATATTAGATTGAGAAAAATAATATACAATAAATTAATAAACCAAGAATCGCGTTTTTATGAGAAAACTCCTGTTAATAAATTATTAGAATATATAAATAATGATGTCAGAATAGTTTCTGCAAATATGTCTTTAAATATAAATGTTATATCAAGGTCTTTTGTTCACATAATAGCAACTTTATGGATGCTTAATAAAATATCTTGGAAATTAACTATTATCGCTTGTCTATTGATCCCTATAAACAAAGGAATTTCACATTTATATGAAAATGTTAATAAAATAATAATGAAAGGATATGAAGATGTAAATAAGAATGCAAATACCTATATTCACGAAACCATATCACATATTTCAATTATAAAAACTTATGCTACAGAAGACATAACTAATAACAAGCATACATTTTTTAGTAATAAACAATTACATTATATTTTTAAAGAAACGATATTATATGGTTTGAATTTATTAGTTATTAGCAATATTCCTACTTTTACAACGATTGGAATAATTCTTGCCGCTAAATACTTAAATAGTACAGAAGGTTTAATATCTTTTATTCTTCATAACCAAAGTTTATATGAAAATGTAATGGCGATAATACAATATAATAATGAATTTTTAAAATGCAAAGAACCTTATAAAAGAATATCAGATCTTCTTGATACTAACATAAAAAATAGAGGATATTATATACCTATTAATAATAAATTAGAAGGTAAAATTGAATTTCGAGATGTAGATTTTAAATACGAGAAGGCAGAAAATAATTTAATACAAAATTTCAATTTTAAAATCAATCCTGGAGATAAAATTGCTATTATAGGAAATTCAGGTTCTGGAAAAAGCACAATAGTAAAATGCCTAATAGATATTTTGACAATAAATAAGGGTAATATTTATATAGATGATATAGATTTTAAAACATATGATAATAAATGGTTAAAACAAAAGATTGGATATGTTGCTCAAGATAGTATTTTATTCAGTGATACAATCGCTAACAATATTGCATATGGAATAGAAAATGTAAGCGAAGAAGATATTATAAATGCCGCTATCAAAGCAAATGCACACGAGTTTATATCAAAATTACCAAATAAATATGATACTATGCTAGAAGGAACTGAATTGAGTTCTTTATCTGGAGGACAAAAACAAAGAATATCAATCGCGAGGGCATTAATAAGAAACCCTAATATATTAATTTTTGATGAAGCGACATCGGCATTAGATCCTGTATGTGAAGAGTTAGTTCAAAATACAATTAAAGAATGTTCTACAGAAAAGAATATTACAATGATTATAATAGCACACAGAAGGTCTGCATTAGAAATTGCTGATAAAATATATAGATTTGAAAATTCAATTATAACTGATGTTACAGATGAAATTAAGAATAAAAAATATTAAAAAAACATCTTAGAATAGATAATGTAATGAATTTTTATTTTATTAATGATAGTAAATATATCAAAGATAATAATGTTATAAAAGTTGCTTCAAAAAATAGCGATAGTGATATTTGTGTTAAAAATCATTTAGATATAATAAATGTTTCTTCTAAAATTAAAACGATATTACATTATAATAATAATTTTAAGAATAAAGTAATATTTAATTTAGAGAAATTAGATAAAAAATTTATAGATGCTTTTATTTATAGAATTTTACAGGGCAATTATACATTTGATAAATATAAAAATAGCGACAAGAAAAGACATGTATTATATTTCTATGTACCGCAAATGTCTAATGAAAATAAGAAAAATATAATTAGTATTGTTTATGGGTCATATATAACAAGAAATTTAATAAATGAACCTTCTAATATATCAACACCGGATAAATTTTCAAAATATTCAAGAGTATTTTTTAAAAATATTAAAAATGTAAAGATAAATGTATTTAATGATGTGCAAATTAGAAAAATGGGTTTTAATTTGATTAATGCCGTAGGGAATTCTTCTATAAATAAACCGAGATTTCTAATTATAGATTATTCGCCGCCAAAATATAAAAAAAAGATTTGCTTAATTGGTAAAGGAGTAACTATAGATACCGGTGGGTATTCTATAAAAACACAAAAGGGTATGAATAATATGTTTATGGATAAGGAAGGTGCCGCTATTAGTGTAAATATAGTATATATATTATCTAAACTAAAATATAAAAATAGAATAATATGCTTATGTCCTCTCGTAGAAAATATAGTATCTAGTTCATCTATAAAACCTAATGATATAGTCAAAGCGTATAATGGACAAAATGTAGAAATAGTTAATACAGACGCGGAAGGTAGATTAATATTGGCAGATGCTTTAACATATTCTTGTAATAAGTATAAACCAGATTATATATTTGATTTTGCAACTCTAACAGGATGGTCTGAAAGAATAAATTGCCATAGCAGTTTTACTTATTTTACAACAAATGAACATATTTCTAATAAAATAATAGAATATAGTAATATATATGGTGAAAAAAATATAAGAATTCCTGCGTGGTTAGAATATATGTCTTATATTAAATCGTCAGTTGCAGATGTAAAAAATCACGGATATGGATGTAAAAATAGCGATGGTCTGATGTCTAGTTTATTTTTAATGAACTTCATTCCACAAAAATATAGAAATAATTGGTGTCATTTTGATATTCGTATGTCTAATTATAATAATAATGTTAATATTGCAGATGGTTTCGCAACATACCTATCAATAATAAAAAATATATAATAAATAGTAATTATTATCTATATCTGATTATATTATATAATTTATTGTGATATAATGAATGTGATTATGGGAATCTTTATTTTTTCTTAGAAACTTTCTTCTTAACAACAGCATCTACTTTATCTATCTTTTCAACTACTTCGTCTGCTTCATCTGTTTCAACTACTTCATCTTTTTTAACTTCTTTATTTTCTTTTTCGTCAACCTCATCTTTTACATTAGGAGTATCAGTATCATCATTACTTACTTTAATATTTTTTGTTTTATTCCATTCTTCGGCAATTTTTCCTAACCTTTCTTTACTAGAAAGTTCGGGATATTTTTCCTTAAAAATTACTTGATGTTCCTTCATAAATTCTTGATATGCAGAAAGTGTGTATTTCGGTTTTTCTACATCACTATTAACATTTTTATTTTTTGAAGATTTTTTACTTTTAAGTTCTACCTTTGCTTCTTTAATAGCGTCTTTAACATAATTTACAATTTCTTTATCATCAAAATTTTCAGGCATATTAGTAAGTTTATCCTTGACAATATTAGCGAGAGTTTTATTTGAAGACATAATTCGGGCAGTAGATTATTTATACTTTTACAAATACAATCAATTTTTATTTTTTTATTGCAATATTATATATATAAATTTATTCAATAATATGAGTTTCCCTACTATGACGTTTAATGATTTGAAATATACACATTCAAAACAAATATATAATAATTTACCAGCAGATAACGGAGAAGACAACGGACCATTATTTAATATGTTATCAAATATAATGGACTATTCTAAATTTTTTAATGAATTTCCAAGATATAAAAATGGCATACCAGAATATGAATATTCAAAATATGCATTTAGAAGAGCATCAGAAGGGATAGATAAACAAGTAAATAGATATATATCACAATCTTCTATGGATGAAAAAGAGAGAATTAGAAGAATTATAAATTTTTTTGATGAAGTAAATTTTTTAAATTCTAGAACATATGTAAATAACGATTTAAGACCTATTTTAATGTAAAAAAAATCTAGAATATTTAAAATAATATATATTAGAATATATCATATATTATGACTGAAAATTTTGAACTGACAACTATTACTTCTATTATTTTATTATTAATATTTGTGAGTTTTACACCATTAATATATTTAAAATATTTTAAAGATTTAAATAATAATATAGAATTATATAATACTATTTGTAATAATAAATCAAATGTATACACAAATGATGTTATAATTAAAAATACATATATGTGGAATATATCAAATGTATTTTTTGATTTTAGTAAATTAGAAAAGTATTTTCATAAAAAAACTGCTACAGAAAATACAGATAAAAAGGAGATTAATAGATTTTTTAGTATTATTGATGGAGAATTTAATATTATGAAAATATATAATGATTATTTGCATTACAGCATACCATTATTTATTGTTTTATGGTTAGTATTTTTATTAAACGTATATAATATTATGTTAGGATATGGAAATTTTAGCAATATTTCATCTAATAATAAATATTTCTTATATGCTGCGATGTATGCTTTTTTCAATGTAGCAATTTTTACAATAATTTTCTCGTTAATTTTGAAAAAAATTACAGAAATTTATAAAGATACAAATTTATATGATTATATTATACTTTTAAAAGAACTAGATATAATAATTAAACAAAAAGATATATACAAAACAGAAAATGAAGACATTATAAATATAATAACTAAATATTCAGGCGCAGACATTAAATCAATAGAAGAAGTATCTTTAAATGAAAAATTTGTAAGAGAGTTAATTGAATTAAAAAAAATACGTAGTTCTACGGAAGAAGGTAAGTTTTTTAAAAATAGTAAAAATTATAGATTAACATTAGAAAATATAGATAATTTTGAACTCTATAATACTAAAAATAATATAGAAAAAATAAACAATGAGATTGATGATGTTACGGGATTTATCACTGCATATATTATTTTAATTTTTATGTCAATATATATGTTATCACAATCTATAAAATCTAATTTTACTATTATAGCATTTATAATAATTTTAATATATATAAATATTATTTCTATACACGTTATTAAAAAGAAATTAGAATAATTTAATAATCTTTTTTTTCTTTATAAGGTATAAAGTGAATTATATTTATAAATGAATACATTGTTATTTATTGTATTTATTATGATGATAATAATATATATAAATGAATTAAAAAATATATCAATGTCTCTTTTTAAAATTAATTATATTAAAGATGTTGCCGATATCAATATTAAAAAACATTGTAATGATATTTATTGTGAAGCGGAAACTGCAAGATTTAAATTAGCAGACAATAGTTATAGTTTAATTTCTCCGAATGATATTTTTAATACAAAATCATACTATTTTATGATAATGATAATAGTAGTATTGATATATGTCAACCTATTTTATAATTTTATTGAATATAATAATATCTATTATAAATTGATAAATAATATAGACGGAGATATCGTTATAAATATTATAAGATTTTTACCATATTTATTGGCAATTATTATATTTGCATTTATAATAGTTATAATAATTGCAAGATATGTTCCTTACGATAAGCAAGGTTATATAAATTATTTTAATTATAATAACTCTTATATAGATGTTATAAACAATTTTAATATTGATAAAATACATATATATACGTGGACAACAATTTTATCAGTAGGTGGGTTGTATATATTACTTTCTATTCTATTTGCAGAAATATTACAATATCCTGATGAAGATTACACGCGAGGTAAAAAATATAAATATTTGTGTGTCGGATATATTACTATAATATGTATTTTTACATATTTAATTTTAAATTTAATGAATATCCTTCTTTCCTTTTCAGAAAATAACTACCCAAAATTAGATGACAATATTATGGATACAATTTTAAATAATCTAGATAATAAAATAAAAGAATTAAGTGGAAAATATAACATACATGATGTAATAAAGAAATGTTATAAAGAAATTGATGGGATTACATGGGATGATAATGCTCCTCTTAGATTAAAAATAAATAACGTAGAAATAAAAACAGATGGCAATAAATTATATAATATAAATGATATATACGATAAATATGCAAACAAAGAAGATAATATCGGTAATCTTATAACTAAAGATAATTATAAAAAATTAAAAGAAAATAAGGTATTTCCTCTTAATACAATTGAATATACAAAATATCATACATTAATATCTGATGAAACTGTTAGTAAAACTATTAATAAGTACGATCCTACTGAAATTCTAAACTATTTATCAATCAGTGATTTAAAATCAGAATTAACAAAGTATATTGACAATATTAGAATTAAAGAACTATGTTATGATCCTTCATATAAAAAAATTGAAGGATGTAAAGAAGATAGAAATACTTCAAGAATATTATTAACAATTTTAATTTTAATTTCAATGAATGAAATTAAAAAATTTAAAAAATATATAAAAGATATACCTGATCTAAAATCCATACCAAATAAACAAAAAAATAATTATTATAATGCTCATTTGAAATTACTAGAATTTGTAAATTATATTAATACTCTTATAATTGAACCTAGAACTCTTGATCCAGAACAAATAAATAATTTAGAGAGAAAAATTAATCAATATATTATATTGTTCGATATATATATAAAACTATTAGACGGAGAAGGGGAGATTAAAGATTCCATGTTTTTTGGAGCAGAATATGATCCATTTAGTACTACTAATGAGGCAAAAGAAAATTATTCTGCAGATTTCTCTTATAATAGTGAAAATACTTTTTACGAAAAATATTTTAATGTTTTAGAAAATTTTAAAAGCAAAGGTTATTATGATTTAGAATATAATGTAGGGTCGTATTATATTAAAAATATTAAAACGCTAATCTACTTTATTTTAATAATATTTGCAACAGGCATATTATGTATAATATTATTTTATATACCCAATGTTGAATTAATATACAAATATACCTGGGAAATCATATTACCGATAGTATTACTATTAATATTTGTGTTATATATCGCTATATTTATGAATTTTAATACTAATTATAATTCTAATGTTATATATGGTGTTTTAAATAGTTCTTATAAAAGAGATTTAAATGATCTAAATAATATGCTAATTCCTGTTATTAAAAAATCTACCAGCGACAAAGCATATAATAAACTAGAAAAAGGAAACTATTTAGAATTATATATTATATCAAATGTGTTTATGTCATTAATATATTACAGAGATAGTGTGATAGGAGATTATACAGAGACTTTAAAAGGTATAGCAGACGAAGAAAAAGATAATCGTATAAATTATGATGAAAAATTAGATAATGTTAATTTTGAAAAAGATTATAATGACCTAGGAAAAATAATTTATGATAAATTATATGATTCTAATAATAATTTAAGAACGAACGCCGATAATGATTTATATACTTTTTTATCTACTTATGCAAGTTTCGGAACGGATAGTGCTAAACGAAATGCTGATAATTTCTTAAAATCTGATGGAACTGCTATTCATTTAAAAAAATATATTACTGAATTTATTAAACACCCTAGTGGTGAGAATTATAAGTATGATCAAGCAGAATTAACAACTAAATATAAACAGAATGATTTAAGAAGATTTTTAATTATTGTTATTAAAAATTTAATTAAATATTTTAAAAGATACGATATTAAAAAAAAGATTATAAATGATATGGATAATCAAAATTTCTTTAAAGAAAATGTATTTTTTTGTAAGAAAAATAATAAGGTATTATGGAATAAATTTATAATAAAAAAATCTTTCTTTGATTATTATGCTAACCCAAAATTTCTTTCTGGTAAATATAAAAATATATTTAAAGAAGACTTATATGAAGATGAATTGATAAATGTTGATAATTATGTAGATCAATATTTAAAAATATTATCACATTATTATTTTAATTGTGTAATAAAAAAAACTACTGACTCTACTATAAAAGAAAGTATACGTACAGCACTTTTAAGTAAAGAAAGTTCTTATGCTACTAATTTAGATACTTATATAGATAATACTAGAAATAATAAATTAATTAAATTATTATTATTTATAAAACCAACAAATACATCAGACTTAATAACAAATATAGATATGGATGATACTTTTAAAATTAAATCAACTTCTCCTGGAGATGAAGAAAATGTTATAATTAATAGCACTATAACATTATTTAACAATAATAATATATATACTAATTTAAAACCTTTTAATTTAAGCAATATTTATCAATATATGATTAAAAATAGTTTAAGAAAAAATCAAGATGATACGACGAATTATTTAATGAATATTGTAAAAACTATATATTATCAAATAAACAATGAAAAAATTCAATATCACAATGATTATTTAGTACCTGCGACCTCTGCGACCCCCACGATACCAGGATCTATTATAACACAATTTGAAACAGATAGTGAAGTAAAAATATATGAAAATGCCAGTTACACAATAAGTTACGAATTATTTAACACCTATTTTTTAAATTTAATAATCATTATATTTATTTATAACATTGCACTGCAAAAGAATAAAAATATTTCAATACATTAAATAAAGACCTTTATACAATGGAATTTTTATTTAATAATATTGAGGAACAATTTAAGGGCGGCGGAGGAGGTAGAGGAAGTGGAGGTAGTAGAGGTTCAAGTTCTAGATCAACTGCTAGTAGTACATCAGGAAAGGGAGGGGGGACAGCAGGAGCAGGAG